GACTGCTACCTCCGCAGCCGAACGCATCGCAGAACTGGAAAAACAGCTCGACGACGCAACCACTAAACTGGCCGCCGCGCAGATGCTGCTCGAAAAGCCGATTGAAGTTTCAAACGACCTGGCCCGCCTGCTGCAAAAGGGCCGCCCCGGTGACAGGTTCATCGCAAACCGCACTTTCAAACGAGTGGAGTAACCCGCAATGACCCGATTCGAACAGTTCCAACAAAACGTGCAGCGCTGGGCGACCGAGCGCGGCATCTACGAGCACAGCACCGCGCTGGCGCAGGCCCTCAAGGCGGTTAGCGAGGTCGGCGAGCTGTGTGACGCGGTGATCAAGAACGACCGTGACGCGCTGATCGATGCGATTGGCGATACGGCGGTTTGTTTGGTGAATGTCGGTGCCATGGCGGGGCACGCCTGGGACCTCGGCTACATCTTCGATGACGACCTGTCGGACGATGTTACCCCGCAACGTGCTGCCGGGTTCTGTTCGTACGCAGTGGGCGGCATCTGCTTCTCACTCGGGGAAGGCGCCGACGCCGAGCCCGTCGGCGAGTACCTCGACGGGGCCATGTTCTCGCTTTACGCCAGCTGCCGAACTTTCGGCCTCGACTTCGACGACTGCTGCGAGTCGGCCTGGCTCCAGATACGCGACCGCAAAGGCCGCATGGTTGCGGGCGGGGCGTTCGTTAAGGAGGGTGAGTAAAATGGTGCGGTTTATTATTTCCGCGCTCCTGTACGCGGGGGCAGGCGGTGCGCTTTATCTCAGCGGGGCCACGTTCTGGTGGGCCTTCGCTGCTTTCACCCTGGCGGCCATCGGCGGGAAGGTCGAAAAGGGTTGGCGGGGATGATCCGCCACCTACTCAACTGGCTGCGCGGCCCCTCCTCGCAGCAACAACTCAGCCCGGCCGACCTGCAGCGCTTGCAGGCCGCCGAGGCTAAACGTCAACGTCGAATGGAGAAACGCCGAAATGGCTGAAGAATACACAGGCGGCAGCGTCAGCTATTACGCTGTCGACATTAACCGACCGCTCGACGAAAAGGCCGACCCGTACAAGGCAGAGTGCCAGGATATTATTGACGCGCTCGGTATGGACTTTAACGAAGGCTGTGCGTTCAAGGCGATCTGGCGCCGAGCTGCCGCCCGAAACCTCGGCTTGCGCAAAAAGGGCTACGACGAAGGCCTGTACGATGCTCAGAAAGTCGAGTTCTACGGCGCTCGCATGGTCGCTAAGTCGACGCCCGCCGGCGGGCCTATCGCCAGCGACGCGACTTACCGTGTCGGTGAGGGTGCAAATGACCTGGCGGAGGTTCTGCCCAGTCTGCCGGCTGGATGGACGGACATAAACGCCCCACATCCGCCGTTCGGTATCGGCGTACCTCTCGACCTATTGATGGTCGACGGTACTGTCCGCTCGGTGAAATACGAGCCGGTCATGACATTCACGGACGTGGCAGCTTGGCGGAGCCGATGCGGCTGGATCGAGCATGACGGCAAGGGTTGCCCGGTTCGGATCGGGACCCCGGTAGCGGTGCGGTACCGGTCGGGTGCGGAGGCTGAAGCAATGGCCGGTTCGCCGCACGCTAAACACTGGGACCACAGCGGACACCCGATGGATATCGTCGCGTACCGCCTCGCCTGATACACTCGGCGCGTCCATCAGGAGCGCGCCACCATGTCCCAACGTTTTGTAATACCCAACGGCCAGACCCTCACCGCGACCATGTCTTCGGACTTCGCGGGCGGGGTACTGGCCTTTTCGTTTACCGGCACCCCCGTCGGCGTTCCGCGTGTTTACCGCACGTTCGCCGGATCCGAAATCGAAGTACCGCAGTTCAGCAAGAACGAATGGCGCTTCAACGGCGCGTGCGAACGGGTGCGCATCGACCTGACCGGTGTTACCGGGTACTCCACGTACAGCGCGACGTGCTGGCGTTCGGGCAGGCCCGTACCGATCGAGCCGGAGGGTATTTCGGCCGGCAGCCGGGCACTGGTCAGCCAGGGCTACAACGAAGCGAACGTCAAGAACGGGCTGCAGTATTACGCCCGCATGGCCTGGCCGACTGCTACGCCTATTGCCAACGGTGCCGCCGGCGCGCGGAAACTGCTGTTCGTCACGGGCGCGAAGCCGGTCATTTTCAAAGGCCGCGTGTTCGACTACATCGGCGAGGAACTGACGATTCAACTGTTCGAGGGTCCGACCGGCGTAACGGGTGGCACGCCTGTGACGGTGCGCAACTTCAACCGAATCAACCCGATCGCCTCGACCATGCAAGTCACTCGGGACGTGACGACCACTTCCGACGGCACAGCGTTTGACGACCCGGAGTATTTCTTCGGCTCGACCAACGCGCCGCAGCGTCAAGCGTCGTCGATACCCGCCGGCCGTGAGCGCGTGCTGAAGCCTAACACCAGTCACCTGGTCGTTATCACCAGTGTGGTCGGCACGGCACGCGCCCAGTACTTCGGCGACTGGTACGAGGGCAGCCCGGACTTGCCCTTAACGCTCTGACAGGCCTATACTGGGCCGGTCAAGTGCTCCAGTGCCTAAGCCCAGTCAGCCCTCCAGCTACTGGGCTTTTCCTTTTTCCGCCGTCTCAACGAATCGTGCTCGCGCTGCCTGGGTGCGCTTCACCACATCGGGGAATGCGGGTGTACCGTCATCGTTCAGCAGTACCTCGGACGGAGAGCACTTGCAGTTGTTTCTCCGCCCCGGCTGTGCCGCGTACCAGGCGCGTTCCTCAGCTGGGGTGCCCACCCACCCGTGGCGCTGGGCGTGATCGACCCGAGTGGTCGGACTCAGCGCGCTCAGGTGCATAACTCCCACGTTCAAACCGATCGACCGGGCGTCTTCCGTCTCGGCCAGCCTGCCCTCACGCAGCGCCTCGCCGGTCTCTGTCCGTGCGATGTTGTTTGCCCGGCGCTCGACAATGCCGGTCGATTCGGTGATCCGCTTGGAGATTTCGAGCGGCCCCACGCCATCGGCCAGCCCCTGGGTCAGCGTCGAAGCTAGCGTCTGCTGCACGTCCGCCGTTATGCCTTCCATCTTCTCGAAGATCCGCCCGCGTAGCAGCGACAGGCGCTTGAGGTACGAGGGCGAAGTCAGCAACTGCTCGAGCGACCGGGCGTCGGCGTACAGCTTCGACTGGTTGGCGATACTGGCGTTGGCCTTGGCCGTGCCCTGCTGGTAGGCCGGTCGCACGTAACCGGTGAATAGCCACCGGCCGCCTTCGTTCATCGTCGCGTCAACGATCCGCGCCAGGTCGGCCAGTAGCAGGTCAATAGCGTCGACGCTGGTAAGAAACTCGTACCGCTCGACGTTCACAGCCAGAAACTGGATTTGCGATAGGGCATCGCGGTACGCCTTGCCGCACCGGCGCACGCGCTTGCCCATTTCGTTCATCGCCCCCTTTTCGCGCCGCGCTTGACCAGAGGGGTCGGCTTCGTTGGTCGGCAGAATAGGCTGGCCCATTATTCGCCCTCACCTTCTGGCAGGTCCGGCGCAGGTGCACCGGCCTCCAGTCCTGCAGCTACGCGGATTTCGTCAGCGGCGTACACCACGTCGCCGGTGCCCGCGTTCGCCTGGTTGGTCTGCGCCATGGTCTGCGCCAGCGCAGCACGGTCAGTAGCGGTAGGCTCGGCCAGGTCGTCCCACATCACGGTAATGCGGCCCGCGGGCTTGATCGCCTTCACGCGCTCGAGGTGACGGACCATGCCGCGAATCTCACGGGCCACTTCGCCCTCACGGTCACCCTGGCAGCGCTCGTTGAAATCGCGGATATCCTCGACACTGGCACGCTCACCGGTCTGACTGCCCACCACCAGGCGGGCGGCCGTACGGAACGACGCCATGGCGACCTGCAGCGAAACGGTGAACGGCTTTTCAGGATCGGGCAGCGCAGCAGAGAGAATACCCACCTCGGCGCCTTGAGTAGCCAGTACCAAGTCCTGGCGGGTGTTCAAGGCCTTGGCCTGCTGGTTCAACTCTTCGGCCACTTCGTCGTCCGGCTGACCTGGCTTAGTCGGTTCCGCGTCGGACTCGTAGTTGATATGGATTTGGCGCGCCGCGTTCTTCAGGTAACCCTCGCCA